GTCAGTGGGCTACACGCTGCATAAACGAAGCGCAGCTTCATAAACATAACTGTTTCATAACCCTTACATATGACAACGAACACTTACCAAAAGACGGTAGTCTCAACCACCGCGACTTCCAACTCTTCCTTAAGAGGTTCAGGAAAGCCAACCCACATATCAGAATTCGTTACTACATGGCTGGAGAATACGGCACAAATTTCGGCCGACCTCACTTCCATGCCTGTATCTTCGGATACGATTTTCATGATAAGAAACTACACCAACGGACTGCCGCTGGTTCTCTCTTATATCGATCCCAAGAGCTTGAAAAGCTCTGGCCATTTGGTTATTCCACCGTTGGAGATGTTACCTTCGAGTCAGCTGCTTATGTTGCTCGATACATTATGCAAAAACAAACGGGAGACGTAGATCCTAATCACTATACGTATTGCGACTTACAAACTGGTGAACTTATCAAACTGCAACCTGAATACAACAGAATGAGTCTTAAACCTGGAATAGGCGCTGACTGGTACAAAAAATACAAAACTGACGTCTACCCCCACGATTACGTGGAAATAAGAGGCAAATTATGCCGACCACCAAAATATTACGACGCGTTATACGCTAGGGATAACCCTTATGAATACGACGAACTACTTTACAAACGCGAATTACAAGCTAAACTAAACCCTGAGGAAAAAACTTTAGAACGACTTCAAGTAAAAGAAACCGTACTTAAAGCAAAACTCAAACAATTAAAACGTAACCTTACTTAGAAAGTCCTTACATGAAATTAATCATTTGCTCAGTTAAAGATCGCGCTGCGGACGCTTTCGGCCGCCCAATGTTCGTACCATCTACTGGAGTCGCTATCCGTTCCTTCTCAGATGAAATCAATCGCTCTGACACTGATAATCAACTTTACAACCACCCCGACGATTTCGATTTATATGACTTCGGAACATTCGACGACAACACCGGTCAGTTCAGCCTTCATGAACTACCTCAATTACTCACACTTGGCAAACAAGTAAAAACATCCACCTAAAAACACCTCGAGGAAGGGCGCGCCCTGGCGCACCCTCTTCCTGAGGACACTACCAAGGAAATCTAATGCACCGCAATCGCTCAGTTAATCAACAGCACTTCTCTATGATTCCAAGAGCAGATATTCCACGATCAAAATTTGACGTGCAATCTGCCCATAAAACGACTTTCGATGCTGGTCTATTAGTACCTATATACGTTGATGAGGTTCTCCCAGGGGACACATTCAACTTCAAAATGACAGCCTTTGCACGGATGTCCACACCACTCTATCCAATCATGGACAACTTGATTATGGATAGCTTCTTCTTTTTTGTACCAAATCGATTGATTTGGAACAATTGGCAACGATTTATGGGGCAACAAGATAATCCCACTGATTCCATTTCATATGTCGTGCCACAACAAACAAGCCCAGCAAGCGGCTACGCAGTAGGCAGCTTACAAGATTACATGGGCTTACCAACCGTAGGCCAAGTCGCATCTGGCTCAACGGTATCGCACTGTGCCTTTTGGCCACGTGCTTACAACTTGATCTATAACGAATGGTTCAGAGATCAAAACTTACAAACAGCAGCAGTAGTAGACAAGGGCGATGGCCCTGACGCTTCTGCATCAACAAATTATGTATTACGTCGTCGTGGAAAACGACACGATTACTTCACTTCGGCACTCCCATGGCCACAAAAAGGTCAAAGCGTTACGCTGCCTTTAGGAACAACCGCACCTGTTAAAGGTATCGGTGTTAATACAACTACATGGGGAGCTTCAGTAGCAGGCGTATGGGAAACCGGCGCAGCCGCAACTACTACATACGCAAACGCACTAAATGGAACCAGCAATAACGTTGTGTTCCAAAAAGATCCTACTGCTAACAAACCTTTAATTTATGCCGACCTTACACAAGCAACTGCTGCAACTATCAATCAACTCCGCCAAAGCTTTCAAATTCAAAAGCTGTTGGAACGTGACGCACGAGGTGGTACTCGATACACTGAAATTATTCGTGCTCATTTCGGTGTTAATTCCCCTGATGCTCGTCTCCAACGTCCTGAATACCTCGGCGGCGGATCAACTACTATTAACATCAACCCAATTGCTCAGACAAACAGTTCTACTGTTACTGGAACGACTACCCCTCTGGGTACACTTGCTGCTATGGGTACTGCCCTCGCTAGCAATCATGGCTTTACTCAATCATTTACTGAGCATGGTGTAATTATCGGAATGGTATGCGTACGCGCAGACCTGACATATCAACAAGGACTACCACGGATGTGGAGTCGCTCAACTCGTTATGATTTCTATTTCCCAGCGTTCGCACATTTGGGCGAGCAAGCGGTGTTAAACAAAGAAATCTACGTACGCGGTACCGCAGACGACAATAATGTCTTCGGATACCAAGAGCGCTGGGCAGAATATCGCTATAAGCCCAGCCAAATCTCATCACTGTTTAAGTCTACATCCGCAGGAACTCTAGACGGATGGCATTTGGCACAGAATTTTACCTCTTTGCCAACACTTAACAGTACATTCATTCAAGAAACTCCACCAATGCCACGTGTATTGGCAGTTGGCGCAGCAGCCAACGGTCAGCAGTTTATTTTCGATGCATTCTTCGAGAATAAAATTGCACGACCACTGCCAATGTATTCAACACCTGGCTTAATTGACCACTTCTAATGAGTTTTCTTAGAAACATAACTCAAGTAGCCGGCCCAGTTTTAACTGTAGCTGGAGCCGCTACCGGACAACCTTACTTGTCAGCTGCTGGTGCAGCACTGTCTACGTACAGTGCTTCTCAAGCTGCAAGAGATGCTAATCAACAAAGTCAACAAAACGCTCAAAATCAGATGAATTTTCAGGAGCGTATGTCTAATACTGGCTATCAACGGACAGTACAAGATTTAATGGCTGCAGGATTAAATCCAATGCTGGCATATAGTCAAGGCCCAGCATCGACTCCTCCTGGAGCGATTGCCAATGTCAATCCTGAATACACACCTGAAACGGCGAAAGCTGCAACGCAGCAAGCTCAAACTTATTTAAATCAACAAAGCACTAAAGCTGATGTTGAACTTAAGTCTGCGCAAGTTGCAACTCAAGCTGATCAACAAGCTTTATTACGTGCTCAAAAACTTGAATCCGAAGCAAGGGCTGCTAAAGATGCAGGCCAAACTTATAAACCTGAGGAATTCAGCAAATATGTCAATAGTCAGATCGCTTACAACACTGATGCAGCTAGGTATCAGTCTGCTTCTGCTCAAAATGCTCGTGATCGCATTTCACCTACTTCTGACCCTTGGTATGTTAGGGATGTCAAGTCTCTTGTAACATCCGCCAAGGATTCAATGAAGAAACTACCTTCCAGTTCATGGAAGCCGCTTTTATTACCTAAATTCGGAACGAATAAATGAAAACTACTAAAGATATACCTGCAGCGCCCGTATTTATCCGGACGCAATACAATTATGATCACGACGCTGCGTCAAATGAGTCAGGGCTGGAATGTAAGGATTCCTCCCTGGCTCAGCAGCACCATCGCGAGGAATGCGATATTAATACAATTATGGAACGATTTGGCCAAACAGGCCAATTGCCACAAACCACTTTAACGCCTACATACGGCGATTTCTCGGGCGTGGTGGATTACCACACTGCCCTTAATGCAATTATCGCCGCAGAAGAGCAATTTGATGCTTTACCGGCTCAAATGCGTGCAAGGTTCGATAACGATCCTGCAAAACTAATCGATTTCTTGGAAAACGATACCAATCGAGATGAGGCAGTAGCCCTCGGATTGGTAAATCCTATTAGCCCTACGGCTAATAACGAGCCTGCGCAAGCAGCCGAAAAACCCGTCACCGGTACCCCTGAATAGGGGTAAGACCAGTTACCTTACTTGATGTAACTGGTCTAGGTGACACCAATCACCTAAAAAACACAAAAAAGCGAGGATATAAACATGAGTATGTATAGAAAAAAAGTCTCCAAAGCAAAGTCCGCTAGGACTTTCAGAAAAATTGCTGCTAAAACTAAATACGCTAACGTACGGGGCAACCCGATGCGTGGCGGTATCCGAATGTAACCTCGCAAAAAGGACATCCTTACATGGCCTGCTATAAACCATTAACCGCTTATCTAAGTGGCTTCAATATCAACAATGCGACCGGCAAAGCATATCGCCGAGTCTCATTTAAAGAAACGGACGAATGCAATCGGACGATTTCTCTGCCCTGCGGCCAGTGTACTGGCTGCAGGCTAGAACGCTCACGTCAGTGGGCTACACGCTGCATAAACGAAGCGCAGCTTCATAAACATAACTGTTTCATAACCCTTACATATGACAACGAACACTTACCAAAAGACGGTAGTCTCAACCACCGCGACTTCCAACTCTT